TTGTGTTTCATATTGTCATCTCCTCCTTTAGATTCATCATCCTCTTTTTTAGGATTTTCTTTGTCTACGAATTCAGCCATCATGGCGAAAACGGCTGTCTGCTGTTTCGCGTTCATGGATTTAAAAATGTCTTCGATAGTCTCAACCTTATCGTCTTTTTTCTCTCCATTATCTGATTTGTCATTAGGCTCGATTTTTTCTTCTTCCTTCTTTTTATCCAGCTCATCTGCGGAATGCTCCAACCGACCCATGATCATTTCATTATAGCCAATGACAATACCGGTTTCCCCATCGCCATGCATCACCACATCATCGATAAATGCTCCTGGATTTGCACCGGCTAATACCAGACTTACTTCTCTGATAATGCCATGAACAACATCGTGTCCGGCCTGTTTAAGCTGATTGGCAAAGATAGAAAGAGACTGTACGTCGCCATGTTTTACAAGTTCCCGTGCAGTCTTTCCTGATTCTGTATCATTAAATTCACAGAACGCATAAACTCCTTCATCTCTATTTTCGAGATGAGCTAATCCAAGCACATTCGCCGGATCAGCATGATTATGCATCCATACTAACGGGACAGTCTGCCCGTTCTGTCCTTTGAAAGCGTCTTTTTTAATGACTCTTCCATCGGCACACTGAAGATCATTTCTAGTGGCCCAGCCACCAAAGTCATACTTCATTTTGATTTTCCTCCTATTTTCTGATAATAATCTCTCGGAATCTTCAGCCCAATGACCCATCTGGACACCGAATGCGGCGCGATGGCATCGAAGTTGCAAAAGGCCGGATGAAATTCAAATGCCCGAAGATCAGCCATACAGGCGGCTGTATTTCCTGTACCTGTGACAAGCCATGTTCAAAGGCCAAATATGGGCGTACTGTTCATTTGATCTTAAATGACAATCCAAGACTGTTTAACAATCCACCAAGAAGCAGCAAAGAATGGAAACTGGAATACAATGCAAGAACATCTGCGGAGCGTTCAAACAAACGCGAGAAATTAGACTTTAAATTAGAAGACGGCAGACACCGCTCTACTAAGATGTGGTACTGCCGCCTCTATCACATCCTGATGCTGCAACATCTGGATGCATGGGATTTGCCATCTGAATCTCCACTAAGAAAGTTGATTTTGAATGCAGCATAATCCTATGACTATCATACCACGCATAGAGACGTAGTGGAAGCTATGTTTATTTCTCATGCAATTTTTTTGCTCCACAAACAATATTTACTTTTCAAGGTTCACTGCCAGAGTTTCGCTGGCATGATCAATCAGAATTCCGAGAAATCATTGATATAGTACGATAACGGATGCGATGTCTTCTTTGATGAGCTGGAAGACTTTTTCTTTGATTTCTTGACCTTCTTGTACTCTGACTGAATCTTGTCAAATTCATCCTGATAGGTTTGTTCATATGACGAATCAAGGTCAGCTTTAGCCGCTTTGTAAGCTTCTCTAACTGACTTAACCGCTGCTTTAAGCTCGGAGCTAACTTTTGCTCTTTCACTTTTAGCATTAGCCTGGTTCTCAGCTTTTTCTTCCTTGGTATCGGACGATACTTTCACTTTCTTGTTTGTCGCATCTGTTCGAACACTAGCCTTGTCCGTTTTGGCATCGCTACTGATTTTTGCTTTATCTGATTTTGCATCGTTTCTAAGCTTTGCAATCTTTGCGGTTCTTTCAGCAACACGCTTAGATCTCTCAGCCTTAGATAATCCTGATGGAATTTCTATTGCCATCAAACGCTCGATTTCGGCATCCTTTTTATTATCGATTCGTTCCTTCTGGCTAGATGATTCCTTTTCAATTTCTTCCAAATCAGAATCTTTATCAGTATCGATGCTTTTCTTCCTATCGGAAGCATTTTGGGTTAAGGCCTCATTCAGTTCTTTCAAACGAGAAGATATCTGTTCCTTCGTTGCTTCTGCTTTTTCACGAAGTTCCGTAATTTTCTGATCTCGCTTTTCCTGCTCTTCTTTGACCTTTGCTGCCTTTTCAGATTTGATATTATTTTTTGTATAAGACCAAATCTTCTTTCCATCATCATTCAGCGATGTGGTAGAACGGCCTTTTAACTCTCTGGTACGCATATAGTATTCATGCGCTTTCTGAGGATCGTAATAGGGCGATGCATAATGTCTAAGAACCGCAACTTTAGGTTCATCCATTAAGAATCATCTCCCTCCTTATCATCGCCAGACGTATAATTGCCGATGATGTTATCGATTTGTGCAGAAATGCTGTCAAGAACTTCATTAACCAGAGCATCGTAATCACTGGTATCGCTGGATTCTGTTTCTTCACCGCTCGTCGTAGCATCTGTTACGGAACTACCACCAGGCTCACTTAAATTGCTGTTTCTCAATTCATCAGCCTTAGGATCAGCGGATGGCTTCCAACCAATTACCTGTCTGATTTCGTTTGATGTAGCAATTTCATTTCTGGTAAACTTATCAGAAATTTCAGCAAGATCAGCTACCGGAACAAGCTTGAATGGATCTCTAAAGAACATGATTGACTTGTTTTGGGCTCTGGCAGTCTTCGTTAAGAATTTTCTCTTCATTTCATCAACGATTGCGGAAATGATCGGTTCGATTGTCCGGTTGTAATAATTCAGCATAGTCTTCTCGTCTGCGGTACCATCTAAGATGCTCTGAGTGATTCCTAACTGGCTGTAAAGCATACTCGTTAAGTATTCAATCTGCTTCATTAGATTGTTTTCCAACGAACGATTCAACTGTGTGATTCGCTCTGTTCCGTCAGTATAAGCAATGCCATACTTAGAACCGGACAACTGCTGCTCGATATCTTTACGCCGCTTCTCTGCCTGCTGACGCCTTGCCTCTGATTTAATTACATAAGGTAGCTGAATGATCAAATCCAACTTGCCGGAGCTGCTCTGTTCATCGACAGCATCTAACAAATTCAATTTTCGAATAAGCCTCTGCATCGTCGAATTCGGTTCGTTAATTACCGCATACAGTGGATTTTCTACGATAGCAACCGTATCTTTCGGAACAACAATTTCTTGTTTTCGCCCAGTATTTTCGTTATATACCTCAACACGGACGTGACGAGGATACCAGTCACGAATTCGACCAACTCGCATCGAAAGAATCTGATATCCTTTTGTGTCATCTGGATCATCATCGGTATCCACAGGAATGATTGCTACACAGCCTTCATCCATCATGGACATAACAACATCTTGGATAAATGCCCTACCAGTCTGATCAAGATTGGCTTCCAACGACAAACATTCGTTTAAACCGCTTTTTATAACATTTAAAAACCGCCCTTCATCATCCAACTGAACGTGCTGAATGTTGATGGCGGCTACGTCTAAAGCGATTCTATTGTATACGGACGTGACTATCGATCTTTCGTTTCCTCTGGTAAGGCGAAAACGATCAGGACGATATGAATAACCCGAACCGATATTCTGTGACATCATGGTAGGGGCTCTATTGCGAAAAGCATTCCAGGCATTTTTAAACCTGGAACTTAATGATAAATCCATTTTGAATTCTCACCTCCTAAAAATAGGCAAAAAAAAAGACCCCTTTTCTTAAGAGGTCTCCAGTAATTTTACACCGGTATTTTGTTCAGTATAGATTCGCATATGATTCCGTTACTATCGGGATTATAATGCTCGTCTAAACACTTCAGTGTCAGGAAATTCCCAACCTTTTCTTCTATGTCTGCCCAATATTCATCGGTCTCAGATAAACCGTTAAAATTGCAGTCCAATCCGAGTGACTGCATAAGGTTTATTTCTTCTTCACTGAACATATGCTCATCCTTTCTTTAAATATTTACGCTTTGTTCTACTTCCTGTACACCAAGTGGTTGTTATGGTTCCATTTTCAGGATTCACTGCTACTGTCGCAGATTTCCCTATAAACTGCTGACTTGGTCGTCCAAGGTTATCGGTTTTTGTTTTAATGCTACCATGATTCAACGGATTTTTCAATGCATCCAAAATTCCTTCAACGGTTACCGGTCTTGATTCTGTTTGTGTCCTATCAAGGGCATGATCTGAAAAGCGTGTAACCAATATTCCGTTTGAAGCTTTTACAGGTGTTCGCAACTTACTATTCATTCTTGCCTGGATAGAGCTTCTATCATGAGCTAATTGTTCTTTCGTTCTCCGAACTCCCCATTTCATACCTTTTATTCCATAATGCATCAAATTATCATTTGATTCGATACGAGCTACTTTTCTGATGGTGTAGGGTCGTAATACAGAAGAGCAATCAATTAACTTTGCTATTAGCATCTTTATACCCCCTACTCGAATGCTTCCCGATTCGCCTTGAATGCGATGTACGCATCCATCATTGCGGCGACGGCATCGATTTTTTGCTCATACCGCTTTTTCAGCAATTTACGGTTCCCGTTAGTATCTTCCAGAGTAATACAGTTTCCCATAGCAAATGTCATCAAATCCTCATCAAACAGGAGCATTCGCTCTTCTGAAAGTTTCTTCAATTCGCCAAGTGGGACAGATTCTGTCTTTGCACCCTGGATAACTTTTTCTATTCCGAATGGTCCATTTTCACTTGCCCAACGTTCAACAAATTCCTTTGCATTGTATGGGTCATAACCAAAGCATCGTACATCATAACCGCATTCAATAATATGGTTATCCAAATCCTCATATACTTCCATCATGTCAAGAACCGTCCCTTCCAACACAATAAGACTTCCCTCTTTCATAAACTGATCGTATTTAATTCTCATTGCTGCTGGGAGTTTCATCAGAGTCGATGAGGAAATGTAGTTTCTGGTTTTGATGCCGAATGATCCGTTCGACAATGGGAATAAAAATGTGAATGCACAGAAATCGTCGCCTTGTGATAAATCAGCTCCCAAAGAACATGGCATCTGCCAATAATCTCGATGGCGATGTGGGAGAGTTTCTTCATATGTAAAGTAATATGTGTATCCCTCCATAGGAAGTCCGAAGCGCTTAGCCAAAATATCGTTTCGAGCTGCCGGAGCCTTTTCTGCTCTCTCAACGTCCAGCTGATAGGTTTCATAAGAAACAGTCTTTCCAAGGTTCGGATTTGCTTTCAACCATTTATCCGGATCGGCAACCTCATCGATAGAATCCAGCTTATACCACCAGATCGATACGTGCGGATTGATATAATCCCCTTTTAGAATATCCATCAATTCCATTTTGATTGTATCGCCAGCACCGTTACGGACAGTACCCTCTGAACTGATCGCAACGATAAGGTAGTCGTTGACCTTCGATGCACCCTGTTCGATTGCTCCGATTACATCTTCTCGAATATCACCAGAAAGCCACTCGTCAACCGTCGCCACTTTAAGCTGAAGTCCCTGAAGTTTGTCGATTCTCATTGGACGAATTTCAAGAAGCGATCCAGTAAGGAAGTTTTCAATTCCTTTCTTAGTGGATGCCAATTTCATTCTATTCGCCTTTGATCCGGTTGTGTTCTGCAACGATCCTTCTGTAAGGAACTTATAGAAAGGTCCTCTTGATCTGGTAATAGCGGTTCGAATCGGGGACAACACCTCTTCTGCCTGCTTCATCGTCGGGGCTGTGGTTATCTGATGTGTCGTTGTGACATCAACATTTAAGAAGAAATTCTGCAAGCATGAACCATACATTGACTTTGCAGCACCTCTGGCCACTATGAGATATTGCTTATTAACTAATCTTTTTCGGATAGACTTGGTGACATAATGTCCGCCATGACCATCTTCATAAGGTTCGTATACACTTCTCTCAACAAAATAGTACCAGCCGAAAATCTGCTCAGCCCAAACTTTAAATGTGTCAAGCAGTTTCAAATCTGAACCGTCAGTTAAAGTAAGCTCATTCTCGCAATAACTGATAAACCCCTCTACTGCTTGATCGTCGTAATAAATTCCAGGATTTGCAATGAGATCATCGATTCGGTTCATCTCCATCTCGATTTCTCGGCATACCGGAATTTCGCCACGAATTACGGCATCACGAAACATGCCGTAGTATTTCGGGACGGCAGTGTTCGATAACGCCATTATTTTCTTCTCCTACTTCTTCTTATTCGGGTTTGCAGCGATGTACTGTGCGGCCTCTTTAAGATTGAATTCTTTTGTCATTGCAGTCTTTACGGCATAGGTCATTGCTCCAGCCGCAGCCACAGTCAACGCTTTCTTTCCGGATGCAGAAAGAATTTCTGACACATACTTTCTACCAGGTGCGATGTCGTCTTCTGTAAGATTCTTAAACTCGCGTTCTAATTTAAGTCTCTCAATCTTTTTCTTCAGATCGGCATCGGACATTGTTCGCCGATTCTTAACAGCAGCTTTACGTGCTGATACCTCATTCTTATCATCCGAAGATTTGGAAGAATGTCCTCTGGCTCTTGCAAGCTGTG